ATGCTACTGACAAAGTTAAAACGCATCGTGATAACTTAGATGGTATTGAAGTATATAAACACTCTGGTGGGTATGATGTTAACCACACCATGAATGCTAGTGGTCGCAATTCATTAAATAAGATAGGTGCTAAACATCTTGGTACTGTGTATAAAGATAAACCAGCTAATATTAAAGAAGAAGAATTAAAAGAAGGTATTAAAACTGGTAATCCAGGAAATGGATACCATGGTCAATATCCATCTGCCGATGATAACTATGAAAAAACTCATTCACATGTTAAGAATTTAACTGATGGTGATGACAAGACAGTTAAGCACTATCTAGATTCTGGTCATGGTCGCCATTTGGCTGGACGTGAGAATGATCACGAGTATATTAAGAAAGATTTTAAGAAATTCAAAAAACACTATCGTCCAGAAATGCACGAAGAAGTTATAGATGAGGCTTCTAAAAAGAAACCAGCATGGCTTCTTGCTGCTGAATTAAAAGCAGAAAAACAGAAATCACTACATAAAGAAAATACTGGTATTGAAATTGGTCCAGATCCTAAGTTTGCAGAAAAGATGAGACAAGCCAACGAAGAAGTTGATGAGACATATAATGGTCCAAGAGGAGACAAATTAATTGCTCGCTCACATGCTGCACATAAAGCTGGCGACAAAGAAACTGGTAGCCGTGCTCATAAATTAGCAATGAAAGCAGGAGAAAAATACAGAAGCAACCCAGAAAATAATGCTAAAGCAATCGCTCACATTATGTCTGGTGCCAATGCAGATTACACTTCAGGTAAAAGATATACAGGAGATTCTGTTGAGTATCCTGAAAATGCGAATGTTATTTCTGAAGTAAACCATCGTGACTATGCATGTTCTGGTTGTATGCATCCAGATATGGCTAAACATATGAAGACTGGTCAAGAGGCAGATTTCTATCACTCTAAGACTGGTGATAAAATATCTGGTGTTGTAAAACACAATAGCGGTTCTGAAGTTCACATCAAAGCCCACAAAGATGGTAAGATGGGTGCTGGCGAAGTTCATAAGTTTAAAGTTACTTCTAAGTTAGAAGAAGCAAAAATGGGTAAACCAGTTAATGTAGATAAAGTTAATGCAGCTGGACAAACACCACATGAAGAAAAGTGGGAGTCAGCTAAGAAAGTTTCTAAACTCAAGAAAGAATCTTATACTTTTTCTGATTTAGTTGCTGCTATTAAAGAAGGTATGTGGCCAGGAACTCCAGAATACAATGCTAAGTTTGGTGGTGCTAAACAAGGTGGTGGTGCTGGTATTAAAAAGGGTACACGTTATGGTGGTTCTCTACAAAAAGATGAACCAGAACATGATGATGACGATGCACCTAAATCTGGTCGTCCAACAGGTACCAAGTCTGGAGCACGTAAAAATCTTGGTAATTCAAAATTGCATCAAGCATAAATAATAAATAACGTCCATTCAAGGAGAAACTAATATGGCACTATGGGGAATTAAAGATACTAAAACAGCAAGTGGTACTGTTAGCATCGCTACTACTGGCGTTGTTACTGGTACTAGCACTGCATTCACTACTGAAGCAAAAGTTGGTAACACAATTTTAGCTAATAGTGTAGAGTATCAAATCATATCAATTACTAGCGACACAGTTGCTAAAGTATTGATGGGTAAAAACAATGGTAACGGCACAGTTACTGCACAAACTTCTCAGTCTTATACATTGTCTGAAAAGCCAGCTTATGTACCACATGAGTCTGCAACTTCAACAACAGATTCTGGTGATTCAAGTGCAGTATTCGGTGTGGATAGCACAGAAGCTGCTGTGTCAACAAACATCGCTAAAGGTATTAATACTCCAGGATGGGTAAGATATCGTACTTACACTGACTCAGAAGGTAAAACTCGTAACAAAGTAGAAGTACTTGTTGCTGGTAATGGTAGTTCTACTGGCTTCACTGTTACTAATACTGGCGACGCAGCTGATGACGCTACTGTTGCAGATCGTGCAATCACTATCGGTACTCAACCTACTAGCGTAACTGGTGCAGCTACACCATACACTGGTACATTCACTGTTGCAGCAACAGTAACCAACTCTGGTACATTGACTTACAACTGGCAAGTATCTACTAACAGCGGATCTACTTGGGCTAATGCATCAGGTGGTGTTTACTCAAATAACACAACTGCTACATTGACTCTAACTTCTGCTGCTAAAGCAACTTACAATGGCTACCAATATCGTTGCCAAGTCAGCGCAACTGGTGCTAACACTGTAACAAGTACTGCAGCAACATTGGCATACGCATAATAAATAAATTATGTTGGGATGGGGAGATCGTCTCCCCATTCTTTTTTGAAGGTATTATGGTGTGAATGATAAATTAACTGAAGCAAATTTCTTAGTCCATGCAATGCATCATTATGACAATCCACAATGTCATAGTTTGCAAGAATTTGAAGAAGATTTAAAAAAAATACTTTATCTTAAAAAACTATTATCTCGTTATAAGAATAATGGTGAGTTAAGAGAAAGATTAATACTTAATCATATAATTGTTTTGTATAATATTTTTGGTGATGCAACAACAAAAATGCTATTCTTTAAAATAGATGAAAGTTGTTGGGATTCGTTGGTAACATTTTTGGTATATTTGGAACGAATGCCAGAAAGTCTCCCAGAGTATGGAATAAAACTTTCTGATATTAAGTTAGATGAATATATCATCGCTAATTTAAGGAACCTCTAATGAGTCGTATTGTAGATAACATGATTGCTTTACGAATCGTTCACATGTTGGTGACCGATTTTCATAACACAGATGCATTCAAATTAGGAATCATCGATGCTCATGGTAATACTCTTAAAAGAGCGAGCATGCTTAATACAGATCAAGAAAAGAGTGCATTCACTTATCTTCATAGATTAGTATTCAACATGAAAAAGATAATCAATCGTCTTGGTGGAGAAAACAGACTAAAGAGTTTTGCTGCTGCTCTTTGGTTAGTTAAAGAAACTTATCAAAGTGGATCCAGAACCACTTCTGATATGGAAAACAAGTATAAGAATTTACTGGAAGCGATGAATAATAATGTTATTCTCGTAGAAGAAGAGATCCTTGTTAATAAAGTTCTCAAAGAAGATGGAGTTGCTGCTGCACCTGCCAATGTAACTGGTGCTGCTGTTTCTACTGATAAACCAAAAATTGATAAGAAAAACATTAAAAATTATCAAATGGTTAATCGCAGATCGAGTCCTGTTCAATAATCATGTGGATACTTGACTGGTTACCTTTCTGGATATTTCACCTTGTTGTAATAGCAGGTGGCGTCGCACTTATTGCTGCACAGTTTTTTAAGTTTATTCCTTTAGTCTCTCAATACAGATTACCGATCCAAGTGGTCGGTATTATTGCCTTAGTATTAGGTGTTTATATGGAAGGTGGTATTTCCAATCAAGAGAAGTGGGAAGCTAAAGTTGCTGAAGTTAAATTAGAAATGGCTAAAAAAGATGCAGCATCAGCCGATGCTACTACAAAGGTGATAACGAAGTACATAACTAAAATTGAAGTTGTTAAGGAGAAGGGTGATGCAATCATCAAAGAAATACCAAAATATATTAGTCAAGATGCTGATGCTAAGTGTCCTGTGCCTAATGGTTTCGTCGTGCTCCACGACAGTGCCAGTCGTAATGAAGTTCCCGACTCCACCAGAAGCGTTGATGCAGGAACCTCCGATGTTAAACTCTCTGGGATTGCCACAACAGTCACAGAAAACTACACAACCTACTACAAAGTAGCAGAACAATTAAAATCACTACAAGAATGGATTAAGACGCAACAATCCATTTACAATAAATAAGAGCATTACCAATGGATAACTTGCCACAAGAGAGAATAGCTAAATTGGAAGCACAAGTAGAAGGTATCAAAGAGGACGTTGCTGCTGTGAAATCAGACATCAAAGAACTTCACTCTAGAATCACGACCACTACTCGTGAGATCACTGATCACATCGATAATAAGATTGATGAACTTGCAAGAAATGATGCTAACCAACATAAAGATATGTCAAATAAAATTGATGAAATGAAATCTCGTGTCGACATGCTCGAACAATGGAAATGGATGATTGTTGGCGGTGCAATTGCAGTTGGTTATCTATTGTCTCATATTAATATCTTAGATAAGCTATTCAAATAAAGTTTGCTTTGTAACATGACATAGGGTATAATTACCCTATGCTTTACATCGATACAAAATATGCAAATATCCTTGGATCTCGTCTAAGGAATTTCAAACAGACCAAAGATTACACTTGGAACTTCTCATGCCCAGTGTGTGGGGATAGTGCTAAAAATAAACTAAAAGCACGTGGGTATATTTTTCGTGCTAAATCTGACTTATTCGTTAAATGTCACAACTGTGGTTACAGTACAAATATAGGTAACCTAATCAAGTATGTGGATACAAAATTATATGATGAGTATGTTCTTGAACGCTACAAGGCTGGCGCAACAAGATACAATGATCACAAAGACATTGCTGATACTAGCATCGTCATAGAAACTCCCAAAGAAGAATTACTTGAGGATGATATCCTTTCAGGATTATCACGTATTGATAAACTACCACTGACGCATCCAGCAGTCAAGTATGTAGTTGATAGAAAGATACCAAGAGATAAGTGGTATCTTTTATATTTTGCACCAAAATTTAAAGCATTCACCAATTCGGTGACACCAAAGTTTCAAGAACCAATTGTGGATGAACATCCACGTATGATTATTCCATTTTTTACTCCAGCAGGTAAATGTTTTGCATTTCAGGCTAGAGCCTATGGTAAAGAAGAACCTAAGTATTATACAATCAAGGTTGATGAGACACAGGAGAAAATATATGGACTCGAAAGAATTGATTATAGTAAAAGAATCTATGTGGTTGAAGGTCCAATCGATTCTCTTTTCATACCCAACTGCATCGCTGTTTCAGGAAGCAGTTTTGATACCCCTACTATCCGTTCTTTATTGGTTAACGCCACTTTAATAATGGACAATGAACCACGAAGTAAAGATATTAGTAAATTGCTTGAAAGAAATATCAAACTGGGATATAGTGTATGTATGTTTCCTGAACATATAGAACAAAAAGATGTTAATGAAATGATTATGTCTGGACATTCTATTGGCCAAATTATGGAAACGATAAATACAAATACCTTCAAAGGTATTGAGGCGACACTTAGATTTAGTACATGGAGAAAGATTTGAAAGTAAGAATGATTAGTTATAGTAAACCCTCTCGTGAAATGTATGACGAGGGTTTACTAGATGTGCAGGAGTTAGTTGCGTTCTGTGCACGTGTCAGTAATCCAAGCAACCAGTTCAACACAGAGACATCAGAGAAGTTAATTAAATATTTAATTAAACATCAACACTGGTCACCTTTAGAGATGGTTAGTGCATGTTTAGAAATTGAAACTACTCGTGACATCGCAAGACAGATTTTACGTCACCGCTCTTTTTCATTCCAAGAATTCAGTCAGCGATATGCTGATCCAACGAAAGACTTATCTTTTGTATTGAGGGAAGCACGTCTTCAAGATACAAAGAATCGTCAAAATAGTGTTGAAAATGAAAATCCAGCAATTGCTGCTTGGTGGGAAAATAGACAAAAGCGTGTAATTGAAGAAGCAAAAAATGCTTATGACTGGGCGATTCAAAATGGTATTGCCAAAGAACAAGCAAGGGCAGTATTACCAGAAGGACTTACTGTTTCTCGACTTTATATGAATGGTACATTGCGTAGCTGGATTCACTTTATTGAACTCCGTTCTGCAAATGGTACACAAAAAGAACATCAAGAAGTAGCACGTGAGTGCGCAAAGATTATTGCCGAAGTATTTCCTTTGGCAAATGAATTAGTAAAATTATAAAAATACGGAGCAAGTATGGAAGATATTGTGCATGGCATAAAGGTAGATTATTCTCGTGATGAATTATTTGATGAGTTGGGTAAGTTAAGATTAAAAGAAAGTTATATGAAAGATGGTGAGGTAAGTCCACAAGAAAGATTTGCCTTTGTTTCACATACATTTGGGAGTAACCCTGAACATGCACAAAGGTTATACGAATACAGCAGCAAACATTGGCTCTCTTATTCTACTCCCATTTTATCTTTTGGTCGCAGTAAGCGTGGTATGCCTATATCATGTTTCCTTAATTATATTGAAGATACAGCAGAGGGTTTAGTTGATAACTTATCTGAAACAAATTGGCTCTCGATGTTGGGCGGTGGTGTCGGCATCGGTTTTGGTATTCGCTCAGCGGATGATAAATCTACTGGAGTTATGCCCCACCTTAAAATGTATGATGCATCATCTCTCGCTTACAGACAAGGTAGGACTCGTCGTGGGAGTTACGCTGCCTACTTGTCTATTGATCATCCAGATATTATCAATTTTCTAGAGATGCGCAAACCAACAGGCGACCAGAATATGCGTTGCTTGAATATGCACCATGGTATTAATATTCCAGATGCGTTCATGGAAATCATTGAGAAGTCAATGTTAGACCCAAACTTTGATGACTCATGGAATTTAGTTGATCCAGCATCAAATGAGATTCGTGAAACTGTTTCGGCAAGAGAATTATGGCAACGTATTCTTGAAATGCGTATGATGACTGGCGAACCATATATTCACTTTATTGATGAATCAAATCGTCAAATGCCACAACACTTAAAAGATCTTGGATTAAAGATTCATCAGTCAAACCTTTGCTCAGAGATTATCCTGCCAACCAATGAGAAACGTACTGCTGTTTGTTGTTTGTCATCATTGAATCTCGAACATTACGATGCTTGGAAAGATGAACCATTGTTCCTCAAGGATGTTGCTGAGATGCTTGATAATGTTCTTCAATATTTTATTGATAAATCACCTAACACTATTAAACGTGCTAAGTATTCAGCAATGAGAGAAAGAAGTATTGGTATCGGTGCTTTAGGTTGGCATGCTTTCTTGCAGCGAAACAATCTCCCATGGGAATCTCCAATGAGTGTTGGTAAGAATAAACAAATTTTTTCACACATTAGAGGAAAATTGGATGAAGCGAACAAACAGTTGGGATTGGAGCGTGGTGAAGCACCTGATGCAGTGGGTACTGGGAATCGTTTTAGTCATCTTATGGCTATTGCTCCCAATGCTTCTTCTTCCATTCTTATGGGCAACACTAGTCCTAGTATTGAACCTTATCGTGCCAATGCTTATAGGCAAGATACTCTATCAGGTTCTCACTTAAACAAGAATCGTTATCTTGATAAAGTTATTATGTCACACTTGTCACCTAATGGTTCTCCATTAACTCCAAAGGGTGAAGATGAATATCAAGAAATATGGCGTTCAATTATTGCGAATGATGGAAGTGTTCAGCATTTGGATTGGATGGACGAGTGGACAAAAGATGTTTTCAAAACTTCTATGGAAATCGACCAGCGTTGGGTCGTTCAGCATGCGTCCGACAGACAAGAATATATTGACCAAGCCCAGTCGTTGAATGTTTTCTTCAGACCAGACAGTCATATCAAATACATTCATGCTGTTCACTTCCAAGCATGGAAACAAGGATTGAAGACTATGTACTACTGCCGTAGTGATAAGATTGCTAAAGCAGATAAAGTATCAAAGCGTATCGAACGTGAAGTGATTAAAGAAATTGATCTTCATGCTCTAACTGGAGATGCTGATAGTTGTTTAGCATGTGAGGGATAAGTGACAGATATTGAGTATGCATTTCCAACACCAATCATCATAAAGAAAAATACTGATAATAAAATATATGATGAATTCGCTGCACTTGGTGAACTTGAATTCAATTATATTGATAACAACATATGGGGTAAAACCCACAAACTGCACCCAGTGAAAGAATCATTTAATGGGGATGTTATAAGAAAATATAACATGGTTCATATTAGTTCATTTATTGATTCTGCTATATTAGATTATTGTAAAGTATTAGAAGTACCAAAATTCCAATACTCAAGATCTTCTTGGTTTACATCAAGTGATAATGGTGATTATGCCCATATACATTCTCATGGTATATCAGACTTATCAGGTGTATTTTATTATGATGTTGGTGAATCTGCTGGAGATATATTTTTTACTACACCAGTAGAATCTTCTAAAATCTCTGGAATCTTTTATAAGTATCACTCAATGAATGTTAAACACAAAGCAGAAATTGGAAAACTTATTATGTTCCCTGGATGGTTAAATCATGGTGTGAAAAGAAATGAAGGTAACCACAAAAGAATTAGTTTATCATTCAACATTTTATTTAACAAAGCATAATGAATAAAAATATATTAGATCAGATGTACTACTGGGATTCTATGTTTTCTCTGGAAGAGTACGATAAAATAGATAAATTAATGCCAAGTTACAAATGGCAATTTATCGGATCATCAGATGTAGAAAAATCTAGGATGTTCTGGCAATTAGATTTACAAACTTCTGGATTTTTAAATAAACTTTTTAAATCTAAAGTAGAAGAAATATTGAAAGTACAGATACAACCAGATAGACTTTACGCTAATGCCCAAGCCCATGGACAAACAGGTTATATACATCAAGATGTTCAACCAGAAGAAGAATCAATCTATGGAACTTTAGTTTATTTTTTCCAATCAAAATGGTTACCTGAATATGGTGGACATCTTATTTTTGTTAATGAAGAAGAAACAGACGTAATACATTCAGTCTTCCCAAAAACAAACTCAGCAATCTTATTTAATTCGAAGATAAAACATATGGCATTAGATCCTTCTGTTTATTGTAAGAATCAAAGAATAAGTATAGCATATAAATTTAAGGTTATAGAATAATGATCACTAAAACAAAAAACAATTTAACAGACCAACGCACATATTTCAAACCATTTAATTATCCATGGGCATATGATGCATGGTTGAAGCATGAACAGGCACATTGGCTTCATTCTGAAGTACCAATGGCTGAAGATGTAAAAGATTGGAAAAAGAAACTAACAAATGAAGAAAAACAATTCCTCACAAATATCTTTCGATTCTTTACACAGGGTGATATTGATGTGGCTGGTGGCTATGTTAACAACTATCTACCTCATTTCCCTCAGCCAGAGATAAGGATGATGTTAATGGGTTTTGCTGCACGTGAGGCATTACACATTGCTGCTTACTCACATCTGATAGAAACTCTCGGTATGCCTGAGTCCACGTATAACGAGTTTCTCGAATATCAAGAAATGAGGGATAAGCATGATTACGTTTTGGAACTTTCTAGTAGGAATGGAACTCTTAGTAGTGTCGCTGAGCATATCGCTGTGTTTTCTGCTTTTACTGAGGGAATGCAGCTTTTTAGTTCTTTTATTATGTTGCTTAATTTTCCTCGCCATGGTATCATGAAGGGAATGGGGCAAATTGTTACTTGGTCTATTGTTGATGAAACGATGCACTCTGAGAATATGATTCGTTTGTTTAAAGAGTTCATTAAAGAGAACAATGAAATCTGGAATGATGAACTCAAAGGTAAAATTTATACAATCGCCGAACGCATGGTTGAACTAGAAGATAAATTTATTGATCTTTGCTATGCTAATGGTGACATGCGTGAACTATCTGCAGCAGATGTTAAACAGTACATTCGTTATATCGCTGATCGTCGTCTCATCTCATTGGGTATGAAAGGTATTTTCAAAGTTAAGAAGAATCCTCTACCATGGGTTGAAGAGATGATCAATGCGCCAGTACATGGCAATTTCTTCGAGAATCGTGTTACAGATTACGCTAAAGGTGCGTTGTCTGGTTCTTGGAACGACGTATGGGGTAAAGCAGCATGATAACAAAACATTACGAATGCAATTCTTGTGGGGCTGAAGGAAAGATTACAGTAAAAGGCGATGACTTCAAAATGGAAGATGTTGTGTATTGTCCACTATGTTCAGCTGATATCTATGAAGAAGAGGAATTTGACGAGGAAGAATAATGATTCATGAATTGAAGAATTTTGGAGTGATAAGAAAAGAATTACCAAAAGATTTATTTTCTAAATTAAAAGATGAATGTTTAAATGCTTCTTCAGAAACGCATGAAGTATTAATTAGTGGATTAACTGAACCTGGAGTTCCATTACATTATTATGTTAAAGATAACAAACAGGAACTGAAAAAATGTTGTATTGATATCGCAAATCAATATTTGGATGAACACAATCCTGCTGTTTCTTATAAGTTTAAAACTGAGGGTAAACAACCAAAACAATTTTATCCTGCAGATCCATGGATAAACTATCAAAAGAAACACCAGTATATTCCGAATCATGATCATACTGGATTTTTAGCTTATACGATTTGGGTTAACATACCAGAAACTTCTGTCTTTGAATTTATGTATTCTACTATAACAGGAGAAATGTTTAGAGAACGCATAATGGTTAAAAAAGAAACCGAAGGAACTATAATGATATTTCCTTCTAAGTTAATTCATTGTGTATATCCATTCTTCAATAGCGAGGAAACGAGAATTTCAATTTCTGGCAATCTTTATTTCGAGTAATAAATAGTCCACTATGTGGACATTTAATAATAAAATTGTTGAGGAGTTGCCAGAAGATTGTGTTGGCTTTGTTTATTTAATTACGAACAAAGCCACAAGTCGTATGTATGTGGGTAAGAAATTAGCAAAATTTTCAAAAACTACATACAAGACTGTAACACAAAAGAATGGCGTTAAAAAGAAAAAAAAGATTAAGTCTAAGATAGACTCTGATTGGATGGAATACTATGGTTCGAGTATCGAGCTAAATAAAGACGTAGAGTCTCTTGGTAAAGATAACTTTATCCGAGAGATTCTTTTCTTTTGTAAGTCTAAGGCAGAATGCTCTTACATTGAAGCGAGGGAACAATTCACTAGGAAAGTATTAGAATCAGATGACTATTATAATGGACAAATTTCTGTCCGAGTTCATGGTTCTCATATAAAAAACAAATTATGACATATCTACTATTTGCAGTAGCATTATCTCTTTCGGCAGTCGCAGCATGGTACGCAATCGCAGGATTGATGGCCATTTTTGCTGCATCTGCCATTCCAATTATGATCATGGGTTCGTTGCTTGAGTCATCGAAACTTGTGATAGCATCTTGGCTGTATCGAAATTGGAAAGAAATTCCAAGACTGATGAAGATTTATTTTACAGCATCATTAATAATTTTAATGATGTTAACCTCTATGGGTATCTTTGGATTTTTATCCAAGGCACACTTAGATCAAGCAATCCCATCTGGGGATGTTGCTTCCAAGTTAGCACTAATTGATGAAAAAATTAAAACCGAAAAGGAGAATATTAATGCAAGCCGTAAAGAACTTACTCAACTCGATGCTCAAGTGGATCAAACCCTCAGTCGAACAACCGAAGCCAGTGGAGCCGATCGTGCCATTTCCATTAGACGAGGACAGCAAAAAGATCGTGCAAGAATCCTCAAAGAAATCGGTGACTCGCAAACCAAGATCGCCAAGTACAACGAAGAAAGAGCGCCAATCGCCAGCGAAGTCCGCAAAGTCGAAGCAGAAGTTGGACCAATAAAATATATTGCTGCTTTGCTTTATGGGGATAATCCAGAAGCAGATGTATTAGAAAAGGCAGTGCGTTTCGTTATCATTATGATCGTTATGGTTTTTGATCCATTGGCAGTTTTGTTGTTAGTTGCTGCGAACTGGAATCAAAAACGTGAAGACGAAATAAAGGAAGAACTAGAATCTCCTTTATATGTGGCTGATGTTACCATACCTGAACCTGAAGAACTTCCAAAACATACTGAGATGTTAATAGAAGATGACATAACAACTGAAGATACACAAGAATTTAATACAACGGAAATAATTCATGAAGAAGTGGTTCCAGTCGAAGATCATATAGAAGTTTCTTCAGTAGAACAAGAACAGGAAGATGAACTTCATATATCAGATATAGAAGCAAAAGACTGGGAACCAGAACTTTACGATAGACTTAGAACTAAAACATATTGGACTCCAAAAGCCCACCATTTTTTAAGCAAAGTTAGAAATATTTTTGCAAGTCCTGGAGTTCAGGTAAATACAATAGAAAAAGACGTTGAGGACTTGCAGAAACCTAAATAAGTTGTATTAACTTATTGCAGAGGTTTCAATGGAGCAACAAATGAAACCTCTTTCTCGTTCTGAGAGAGAGGCATTAATCAAAGACAAAGCTGGCTGGGTAATCACCGTATTGGCTGCATTACTGGCTATCAATACACTTATGGGTGGCAGTAACTCTAGTAAGGTATTGAATAATACCATCGATGCCAACAACACATGGGCATTCTATCAAGCCAAAAGTATCAAACAAACATTGGCTGAAATGGCTCATGATGATGCTGCACGTTCTGGTGATAAAAAGAAACAAGAATCTCTACAAAAGAAAATTGATCGTTATGAATCTGATCCAGCAACTGGTGAAGGTAAAAAAGAATTAATGGCCAAAGCACGTAAACTCGAAGAAGATCGTGCAGTTGCTAAATCACGTGGACCATGGTATACATACGCTGGTTCTCTACTACAAATTGCTATCGTATTATTGACTGCTTCTATCCTTGCAGTTAATAACAGATTGTTTATTGCTAGCCTATGGGTTGGCGGTCTTGCTGGCGTACTAATGTCACAAGCAGTTTGGTTGTGGATACCGTTCTCTCTATAATTTTTGTAAGTTTTTTATATTATGATTCTTATAAAACTATTAGATGGATCCATTAACACTCTTTGCACTGGCAAATGGGGCAGTCTCGGCTGTCAAGGCAGGGTGTAAACTTTATAAAGACATAAAGGGTGCAGCTGGTGATGTTAAAGAAGTTCTCAAAGATCTAGACGATCAATTTCATAAGTTTCATCCACCAGAAAAACCACCTACTGTAGCACAGAAGAATGCCTACATAGAAGAAAAAAATCGTGTAATTGAATTAAACAAAAAAGCAAATGCTGATGAGCATACTGGTATTTACACTGAGATTGGTAATCATCTTGGCACATACTACGACAATTACTATAAGTGTATAGCTATCTTTGAAGAAGAAGAGAGACGTGCTAAGACTGAAATATATACTGGTGACGCTAGTTTAGGTAAACGTGCTCTGCAAAGAGTTCTAATGAAGAAACAATTAGAACAAATGGGTACAGAATTGCGTGAATTAATGATTTATCAAAGCCCTCCAGAATTGGGTGCTTTATATACTGAAGTCGAAGAAATGATGAATCAGATGGGCAAAGAACAGAAAGTGCTCATAACTAAAGAAATGAATCGACAAGAACTTGATGAAAAAAGAAGAGCAGCCAGAAGAAAACAGTTAAATGAACAAGCAATTATTGGTATTGCAATTTTAAGTATAATCTTAACTTTTTTCTTTACAATGATGTGGGTGGCTTATGATAGACAGAAAAAATATCCTCAGTATGGCGATGAAATGATTCCTAAAACTGAGGAACAGCGAAGAATGGAAGCGCAAAGACAAATTTACGTTGGAAGATAAATAGAAACATAACATAAGGATTAAAGATGAAAAGATTATTAGTATTAATTCTCTGCTTGGTAAGTTTTAGTTCATTTGCATGGACTCAACGCCAACCAGAACCAGTTGCTAATTGCGCAACACATAGCCCATATGGTTGGCCAGTTGCTAATCCAGCAGTTCAGCCAATCTGCCGTCAAGCATATCTTGTTGGGTATGATGCTCCAGCAAAATTGCCACGTTATGTAAGTTATACTTTGTTACCACAAAATGCATTAGGATGTGTTGCTCGTACCAACGCTTTTGCTGCAGACCAATCAGTTGTAGGTGGTGCAGTTCCCGCTGACTATGCTGGTACTGGATATGACAAAGGTCATATGAGTCCTGATGGCGATTTATCTTGGGATACTCAAGTTGAGTTTGAATCATTTTTAATGACTAATATGAGCCCACAGGCTGGAAGTTTAAATCGTGGTATCTGGAAGTTATTAGAAACTTCAGTGCGTGGTTGGGCTGTTCAGCATAACCAGAGTTTCACAATTATTGCTGGAGGCATCTACAATGCTCAGGACAAGAAGATCGGCAGTGGCGTCATTGTTCCACATAGTTTTTACAAAATTGTTATCAATAATCAAACCAAAGAAGTAGCTGCATGGGAATTCCCTCACGTAGCACCATATCCTAATTTGGGTAACGATCTAACTAAATTTCGTAAACCAATTGCTCAGCTTCAAACAGAAGCTGCTGTTGCATATTCATTCCCAGCTGGCGCAAAAGAATTAGCACCTGGAGCTGAATGGCCAGTAGACTTTGGTGCTCTTACTAAAGCAAAACGTGCTAAGTGTGGCGCAACTGCATCGGATGATTAATATGTTTAGTACAGAAGAAGGCTGCCCAGTTTGCGGTGGCAAACATCCAAAGAAATAAATGGC